CAATTTTACAACGACATTAATGAATTAATAGTAAAACATAATGTTGAATGTATCTCTCTTGAAACCCCATATCTAGGTGAAAACGCTCAAGCTTTTTTAAAACTTGGTTACCTAAGAGGCATTGTATATCTTATCTGCGAACAAAAAAAAATAAGCTTACGTGAGTTTGCACCAACTGTAATCAAGCAACAAGTTACGGGTAGCGGAAGAGCTACAAAAGAAGAAGTTCAAGCTATGATAAAACAACTGTTTCCCAAAATAGGAATTTTTGAGACACTAGACGCAAGCGATGCGGTTGCCATCGCACTTTGTGGAGCAATAAAGCGTGACTAAAAAACTTTATGGACAGTTAATACAAGAACATAATCAAAAAAACTTGCAAACAGAAGATGATATTATTGAATATCGTCAAGAAATAGAAAAAGAACTTGTTAAAAACATTAATCAAACAGCTCAAAAAGCTAAATACGATACATTGTATGCAGGTAAAGATTTTTATATAGTTATGCTTATGAAAGTAGAAAAAATAGGACAAGCTACTAGAAGTTTTGTTTTTGCTAGAAGATCATGCCCTACGCCTGTTTATAAACAATCTGTGTGGAAATATCATAGAAATAGTGATAGTTTAGAGTTTTTATGGTCAATTCCTGATCGAATATTATATTGGCATATTTACCATAACATAGCTAAATATTTTGCTGATAAAGAAACCTCACAATTAGCCAAGTTTGTTTCTTTGATGGAATCAGGCGAACTGCTTGAATGGATAAAAAAAGAGAATGGCGAAAAAAAAGACGCAATTATTAGAATAGCTAATACATAGGAGTAATGTATGAACGAAGAATTTTTTGAAGATCAAAATGAACAGCAAATAGATCAATCACAACAAGTAGAAGAAGCTAAAGAAGAAGCCAAAGAGGTTTTACGTTCTAAAGAATATAATCTTAGAATTATGCGTGAACGTATGGAATCAATTGAAAGAGAAAATCAAGAATATAAAAGAATCTTACAACAACAACAGCAACCTGTTGAAAAAGATGATCTAGATGACGATGTTGAAGATGATAGTTTTATTGAAGCTAAGCAGTACAAAAAGAATATAAGAAATATTCAAAAAGATCTTAAAGAAACTAAGAAACTATTAGAAGAAAATACTAGAAATAATGAATTAAATTCTGCTCAAGTATCACTTAAAGCTCAATTTAATGATTTTGATGATGTTGTTACTGAAGAAAATTTAAAAAAGCTATCTGATAGTCAACCTGTTTTATACAGAACGCTTTTAGCAGCAGGCAATATTTATGATCGTGGATATTCTGCTTATGCCATGATTAAGAATGGTAATATAGTTAAAAAAGACAGCCAATATAGCAATCAAGATAAACGTTTAGAAGAGAATAAGGCAAAGCCTAGAGCAATTGGAAATGCTTCTCCTCAAGCTGGCGATACTCCCCTTTCTAAAGTAGGCGACTATGATAGAAGAATCTTAACTGAAGAAAGAAAAGATCAGTTAAGAAAACAAGTAGAAGAAGCAAAACGTTATAGATAGTATGACGTAGACGGACTTACTAGGACTAGAAAGTAAGTCCGTGTTGATTTTTATAATATATATGTAAACATATTACTAGCGTATTGGATTTCGCTAGTCCCTTCGGCGTACTTCTGGTCTCGCCAACCTAAAAAAAAACTACGTAGGCATCTCGTAAATGCATTTTTCACGTCTTTGAAATTTTTAAATTAATTAAAGAGTTTAATTATGATAACTACTCCATCAACGCTGCCCGCTCAGGTACAGCAAACTTTTGATGATGTTCTTCTTTCCGTAAGAACCCCTAATTTAATTATGAAGTTAGGTGCATTATCAAAACGTTTACCTGCAAAAGGCGGTCGTACGCTTCGTATGTCTCGTTATGATAGATTACCTACAGCACCAGTTCCATTAGGTTCTAGCGGAGCAACTCCTCCAGCAACACCTTTAAATCGTGTTGATATTGATGCTACAATGTCTTTTTATGGACAATATGTTGCAATCAATCAGCAAGTAACATTGCAAAATCAGGATCCTGTTCTTAATGAAACTGCTGAGCTTTTAGGCTTATCTCTTCGTATGACAGAAGATCAAATCACTAAAGAAATGTTAGCTTCTACAGCTTCTTTCTACAATTGTACAGGTGGTACAAATGGTGATTTACCTACAGATATTTCATTATCTGATATTGATGAAGTGACTTCTGCATTATTACAAAATGATGCTTGGATGATCATGGACATGGTTGGTGGTGAGAACAAATTCGGTAGAAATCTGTGCCGAATCAAAATTTAGCTATATGCTGGGAAGCCCTAAAGCCTTTCTGTACGTACATTTTCCCTAATATGTCGTAAAAATTAGAAGGATAAATAATGGGTAATCAGCAGGAAAGATTTGATATTTATTTTAATATCAAAAATCCTCAACGACTACACGCTAAACAAAATATTAATATTTTGAAGATATAGTCTGGACTTTATGGAAACATAAAGAGATGAACTCGAAGAAGTTTGTCCGCCTAGAAATAGGTCAAAAAAGTAACAGAACAGGAACGACAGGCCCTGTACGTGATGCTTATCTAGCTTTAGGTCATGTTGCATTAGCAAAAGATCTAAATAACGTAAACGGTTTTGTTTCTAAATGGAATTATCCTAACCAAAATGAAGTAGTAAGATCTGAATTGGGTTCAGTAAACAACGTTCGTTTTATGCTGTCTTCAGTAGGATCAGTTTCTGCTAATGCCTCAGCCCTAGGAAACAGTGTATACAATACATTTATCCAAGGTATGGAAGCACTAGCATGCGTTGAACAAGATAATTATTCTGCAAGATTCTTATATCGTCCACCAGTCTTCTCAGATCCACTTTTCCAAAACGTAACTATTGGTTATGTATTTGCTGAAGTGCCTAGAATTCTAAACGATCTTTGGATTACAAATATGCGTTCAACATTAAGATAAAAGGAGTTTAATATGAGTGTTATATTTACTGGTACAAACCAAGGGAAGTTTACCTCTACAGGTGCTTCTCAAACATTAAATATTAGATCAGGTGTTGATTGGATTAAAGTATTAAACTATACAGATAATACCCAATACTTTTGGCAATATGGTATGGCTGCTGGTGTAGGTAAAATTACAGCTGCAAACGGTACAACTGCTTCTTTAGGTGCTGGTCTTGGATTTTATCCAATTGATACTTCTTTAAATGTTCCTGGTGCTAGTGTTGTTTTAACATCAATTTCTGCAGCAGCTATTCCTGTTGTAGCTACTGGTAACACTAGTGGTTTAGCAAATGGCGATATTGTTCGTTTATATAATGTTACTGGCGGTGTGCAATTAAATAGTATTGATTTTACAATCGGTGCTGTTATTGCAAACACAAGTTTTACATTAGCATATATGTCTCAAATCGTAGCTGCTAACGCTGGTACATTTAGAAGAATACCTTACAATCCTATATTCTACCCACGTAATCGTTATATAGTAAGTGTTTCACAAGCTGTTGAAGCTGTGGTTGTATTAACTGTTACTCATGGTTATAAAGTAGGACAAGTTGTTTCTTTTGTTGTTCCTTCTGTAGGTGGTTCTGCCGCTTCATATGGTATGACAGAAATAAATGGCTTACAAGGTACAATTCTTTCTGTAGATACAGCTACTAACTCTATTACTGTAGATATCGATACAACAGCATTTACAGCTTTTGCTTTCCCTACTACTGCACAAGCAGCAGCAGGATTTACACAAGCTCAAGTAGTGCCTGTTGGTATGAATACAGCTGAAGGCTTAGATAGTGGTGTTGATATTTTAAGTGATGCTACTATAAATACTGGTTTAATTGGTATTCAATTAGTAGGTGGTGCAAACTCACCTGCTGGTGCTAATAACGATGTTATTTATTGGACATCTGGAAATTCATTTAGCATAAGCAACTAAATAATGGGGAGGGTAAAATCCTCCCTTTCTATATAAGGAGTAATATGAGTAAAATAGAAATGGCTGGAAGGCCAATGATTCAGAAAACACAAGAAAACTTTAAAAAGATGACTAAGGAGCAGCTTGCTAAAGAAATCTTAAAGTTACGTGATAGAGATAAAGAAACCGTTACAGGTGTTTTTAAAAACTTAGAAAATCCTGCCAGAGATGGCGGCAAAGGATCTGTAACTTTTGGTTATAAAGCTTATCCTGGTGATCAATTCATTATGTATGAATTATGGGACGGAGAAAGATATAGTTTACCTAGAGGCGTAGCTAGGCATTTAAATAATAATTGTTTCTATAAAGAATATTCTCATTTGTCTGGTGAATTTGGTCAACAAGGTATCAGAGGCGGTTTTGCTGATGGTCGATTAAATTCCAATAACCAAACAGCTGGAATGAAAGTAGCCAAAAAAATTCATAGATACGCTTTTATGAGTTTAGAATATATGGCAGAAGATGAAGACTTTACTCCTACAAATTTAATTGAAGTTACTCAAATGTAAAAAGGAAGATATGGCTAACTATTATGCAGTTGAATTTCCTACTTTTCAAAGGGCTATGAGAAATGTTTTGTCTATTTCACAAGGTTTTCCTTGTGTGGTTGTTACTACGTTGGATGGAGTTAATCCTGCGAGCCATGATTACTCAACTGGATTAATTGTTAGATTATATGTTCCAAAAAGTTGTCAAATGGAAATAAGTAATGACAACACTTATGTTATTGAAGTAATAAATGCCACATCTTTTTCATGTCCTTTAGATACTACAAATTTAAATGCATTTGTTTTGCCACCCGTTTCAACTGTTCCACCTTTTTCGCCATATGCGTCAAA